TCTGCACCAGTAGTAGTTCCACCACCTGCATTATCTCCAACAAAGGCATTGTCAGTTCCTGTGGTCAAAGCATCACCAGCCGCTTCCCCAACAGCTACGTTGTCCGTACCTGTGGTGAGGGCGGTGCCTAAATTACCACTACCGAGTCCTACGTTGCCTGTGCCACCTGTTAAATCTAAAACATCAGTAACGGCAGCACCTGATCCTGCTCCGTCAGTTACGATCATCTTGATACCGCCATTCGGTACTACGACATTCGAACCTGTGCCTTGCGTGAGAGTAACTTTGTAGCCAGCCGAGTTCTGAATAATCCAGACTTTACTAACTGTGTTGGGTGCAAGGGTAACTGTGTTCAGTGCGGTAATAGACCCTGTTAGCGTCAATACCATTCTTCTTGGTTCCGAATCTGTTTCGCTACCATCAGGTATAGTAATCGTGTGCGTAGTTCCCGTGATTGCCGTTGAAGCACTACCGAAAGCTTCACCAATAAGCGTTAAATTCGTATTTGTTGTCGTGCCCCATGTTCCGCTACCGTCACCAGTAGCCATTTCATCGAGCCTTAAATTATTTACATATGAGCTTGCCATAATTGTTTCCTAATTATTATTATTAAGCTGCAATATCTTCCCAAGAAGCATCTTGCGAAGGACTAATTGCAGACCATTCTGCATCTTGATCGGGATTTAATTCACCCCAAACAGATAAATTACTAACTGCTCCTGTTCCATAAAGTCCTGTAAGAGTTATATTAGCATGTCCAACAGCAGTTATTGATCCAAGCCCTGATGTTAAAGCATCAGTAGTAACCGCTATAATATTATTGGTTACTAAAGTTAAAGTGCCTAATGCCGAGGTTCCTGCTACGCCTGTTGGATAAACATTGGCGTCACCAGTAACGGTTTCATCACCTTGAGAGATCGTGGAAGCGGTGCCACTGACTCCTGCAATTGCATATCCTGCCGCCAGCAGTGTACCTACTGCACCTGTGCCCGCAAGTCCCGTTTCAGCAACTATTGCACTACCTGTTGCGGTAACACTGGAAACTGCTCCAGTTCCAGCCAGTCCAGTTTCTGTTACATTAGCGGCACCAGTAGCTACTACCGTACCGATAGCACCTGTACCCGCTAAACCTGTTTCGGTTACATTGGCATTACCCGTTACGGTAACACTGGATATTGCACCTGTTCCTGCCAGTCCTGTTTCGGTAACAATCGCAGCACCAGTTGCAACAACCGTTCCGACTGAGCCTGTACCAGCCAAGCCTGTAACGGCAACTGTTGCCCCTGCACTAACACTTTCTGTACCTAAAGCAGAAGTTCCTGCAAGACCCGTAAGGGTTACAGTAACGTTAACTACAACGGGTTCACCCCAGGTGCCTTGACCCCATGTGCCTCGACCCCAACCGACAGCCATTGGCTATCCCTACGCTATTCTAATAACAGCGTTACTTGCGTCTGCGGTGGGAAAGGTAATAGTAAAACTACCTGCTGTACTGGTCTTATCGCCACCAAAATCAAAAACCGCAACCGCAGGATCGCCTGAAGCTGAGTCATTGAAAATCATGCATCCTCTAGCCGTGATGGTACAAGTACCAAAAGTTTCACATTAGTTAGTGAGCTTCCTTTAGCCGTGTAATTGGTTCCCGTTGCTTCCTGACTGGTTGAATAAGCTGTGGTAGAAGCACTCATCGTAGCTGAACTGGTATAAAGAGCCAGATTAAAAGTATTGCCACCACTTGCTTTAAAATTATGTGTTGCTTGCAAAAGTTCACTTTTGAAAGACGTGCACATCGCTTGTGTTATCGCCATTATAGTCTCCTAATAATATTAGCTAGGTCTTTTTGACCTTGTTTTTCTAATTGATTGCATAGTGTACACATATGGTTATTAACCGCTTCTTGCATATAATACACAATCACCTTTTGACACCTTTCCTTAAACGCATGGGCTTGTAGCCGTATCGGATCAGGAGCCGAGTCGCTTACAGAAATCAATTTATCTGTAGCCATTTTTGCCACTTCTTCAATAGAGTGACCTCTGTAATCTGTTGTTTTTACCCCTAAATCACCCAATATTGTCTCAAATTGCTCAGTTTCCATATTAATATTTACTTGGTTCAGGAGGAGTGGTTGCAGGTGTATTGGCTCTATCTAGCCATGTAATCTCCGTGTCATATCTTCCAGCAATACCAAATGGAACCGACTGTTCCTGAATTACTTCAGACCACCTACAAACATTCATTTCACCATCTTTTAAATAAGAAATAACTGGATCAGCTAATCTATGGTAACCATATAACTTATCTTTAACATCGACATTAGCGTCTAATAAATTTGAACGGACTGCTATTTGTACTGTTACACCTCTTTCCATACATTTTGCTAACCAGAATTCACAACAAGCCCTGCCCATTTCAGCAAAATATAAATTACCTTTATAAGTAAAATCTGCTCCGAATAAATTAACATTTCCGACTTTATTCCAACAGGCAAATGCAATGGCATAAGCGACTGTATTATTTATATAACCGCATTCCATATCCTTAATTAAAGTTTCTATTGGATATAACTCTAATGCAGGAACCCTTTTATCTAACTCACTGGTATAAATAGGACATTTTATCTTGGATAAAGTTTGTCTCATTACTTCTGTCATATCCCCTGCATTATCGGATTCAAAAAATCTGGATACAGGGTCCATCACAAAAGCACGATCTGGATTAGGAATTACACTAATCATCGCATTGATGACCCAAACTTCATCAAACTTTTGGCTATGCGTTATAGCCATGTGATAATCCAATTGACTATTTCCCATCGCCACAATAGCTATATTTTTGCCTTTTAAAGCTTTTATCGGTTTTTTTAACATATCTGCTCCTTATGTTTCTATGTTACTGGTATCCTCAATTGTCCTGATCTATAAGCATCCTTGCGATCTCTGCCATCACCAAGAACTTTAAGTCGTGCCAAAGCTTCCTCGTATCTGACTTGATATATCTGAAACATATCGGCTTCGCCTTTCATGAAGGTGTAACCCTCAACCAAAGACCCATACAGTAATGCGGTTTCTGCATTGGTAGAAAGCCATGTCGTTCCTCCCGTAGCTCCAGATGTTAAAGAAGCTGGCTTATAAAAATAATGTACCTCGGCTGTAAAAGCAGCTCCTGGTGTCGGAGCCATGATAAAAAACTCATCACTGAATATCCCATAGTATTTAGGAAATGACCCCGATCCTGTTGCTGTTACTGTCGGATAAGTTGCTCTAATCCAATTTACATCTTTGTTTAAAAGAAATTGTTGATTACTGTCCCCATCAGTTAATGATAAAGAATAAGGAGCCAAAAAATCAGTTGGTATGGATAAATATTGATTATCGGTAGACGTTGAGCCTGATTGATTTTTTCTGAAATCAGGCAATTGCACTACATTTAATATCCTTTCTTCTGCCTGTTGAATAATAGTATCTAAAGTATCTGTAAAAGTAGTTTCAGTATTCTGAAGGTAATTCTGTATGGCTGTCTTTAATCCCGCATAATTCATGATATAACCACCTTAATAAAACCTACTTCACCCGTCATATACATATTCTCTAGACCACTGGGTCCAAATTCTGAATTCCAACCACCTATAGGGTTCCATGCCGAAGTTCTCCTGCTTGCTGCTTGACCAAGAGGAGGTCTGGGATTTCTTAAAGCTATTGGATCGTAAATCTTGAAACTACCTAATTGTAATTGTGGTTGAGGTTCATCATCACATTCGGGACAGACCATCCAACCTGTGGGTCGCAAATCTCTAACTTGATTTCTTAATTCATGTAATGGATAACGAAATCCGCAACGATCACAGAATCCAAACGCTTTTTTCCCTGCTGCAAATTCACCCATCAGTTATAAGTCCAAGGCACAAATCTAAAGGATGCCTTAACCCTGTTTTCCTCGGATGCTAAAGTAAATTGTTCCATGTATTCTTGTTTTAACAACGCTAACCGATTACCAACTGCTTCTGGATATTTCATTCCAACATAGTAAGCCAAACCTGCTACCAGACTGGGAAGAAATAATTTTGGCACATCCATGTTATAACTGCCTAAATCCCCACTGTCGTAAACTTGCCTGACCCGATAATAGCTTAATACATAAGTTTGAATATCATCAGGTATAGGATACAAGACTATCTTAAAGCTACTGGTTAATCGTTCTACATAATATTGCAAGGGTCTACCTTCCTGCAATTTATTAGGCAAATCTGCATAACTTGATACAGAAACTCGTGTAAGATCATAATCAGTTTGACTAGAAGTATCACCGCTATTTAGACGTAAATGCACTTCCAACATATCAACTGTGTCTGCATCAAAAGTATATTCAGAAGTGCCAGCCGTTAAGGTGGTAGTTCCACTTTCTAAAGTCCATAGGTTTAAGCCTCGGTTCTGCCACTCCAGCATCATCAGATCAAGACTGCGTCTGGCAGTCTTATAATCATATCCAGTGCGGGCTTCTAAACCACACCTGTCAAATGCTTCATCAACAATATCACCGATATCTAAATTAAACGCATTGGTAGTCGTGGTAGCCATTTATTACTCTACTACCTCTGCACCCTGTCGGGCTCTTCTT